GGCGACAAGGTGACGCGCTTCGCCGGCTTCTCGGCGCAGGCCGATCCCGGCCCGAGCGCCAGCGCCGGCGGCAAGGGCAAGGTTCTTGTCCTGCGCGGCCCTTGGAACGAGCGCTGGTTCTCTCAGCTTGAGGGCTTCCCCGACGCGGCGCACGACGACGACGCGGACTCGACCGCCGAGGCGTTCAACGGCCTCGTCGGCAAGTACGCCCCCGGCGAAGCGCTGTTGGAGGCTGTGAAGGCCGCCGCGCGCAAGGCCGCCGAAGCCGCTGCGGAAGGCAAGGACAAGCCGAAATTGGTCACTTACGCGCCGGGCTGCGTCGAATACGAGCTGATTATGGAGTCTGCGGAATGACGAGCGACGCCACGGTCCTACTGGACCTCGCCGAATTGGACGACGACGTGTTCGACGACGAGCATGAAGACGTCCTCGACGCCATCCTCGACGTCATCCTGTTCCCTGACGGCGACGAGTATTTCGATCCCGGTGCCGAAGTGGTCCCCGACGACAAAGACGGCGACGCGGACAGGGTTGAGACCTTCGTCGCCGGCCCGATCGTCATCGTCATGATCGACGGCGAGCCGGTCGCATGGCTCGCGCTCGACGCCTAATTCCACGCCCACACGGCCCTCTGTGCGGCCCACGGAGGATGAAGACCTATGCCTGAAGGTGGAGTGAAGACCAGGCTCGACACGGCCCGGATGCTCGCGGCGTTTCAGCCGGGCTCGGCGCTGTTTTCGCCCGGCGTCCCGCCTGTCGCGACTTGGCCGCAGCCGATTCGCCGCTTCGATCTTCACGAGGGCGTGAACCTCAACCGAACGCCTCGCGTTTACGAGGCGTTCGGCTTCGCGCAGCTTCGTTCGTTCGCCAACGTCGAACTCGTGCGCCTCTGCATCGAGACGCGCAAGGATCAGGTCGAGCGACTCGACTGGCAGGTGCGGACCAAGATCAACCGCAAGCCGCGCACTGACAGCGCCGAGCGCATCGCCAAGGCGACGAAACTGCTGCGCAAGCCGGACGGCGTGACCGTCTTCGACACCTGGCTTCGTCAGGTCATGGAAGACGTGCTGGCGATCGACGCGGCGACCATCGAGCGGCGCCGCAACCGCCGCGGCGACCTTCATGCGCTCGAAGTCGTGGACGGCTCGACGATCAAGGTTCTCGTCGACCACAACGGTCGTCTACCGCTCGCTCCCGATCCCGCCTATCAGCAGATCATCAAGGGCACGATCTGGAACGACCTGACGACGCAGGACATCATCTATTCGCCGCGCAATCTGCGCCCCGGCCATCTCTATGGCTTCGGCCCGGTCGAGCAGACGATCGTCACGCTCAACACGCTCATCAAGCGGCAGACGCAGCAACTCGCCTATTTTACCGAGGGCACGGTCCCGCAGGGCCTCTTGTCGGTTCCTGACGGCTGGACGCCCGATCAGGTGCGCGAGTGGCAGGACTGGCTCGACTCGCGGCTCGCCGGCAATCTCGCCGAGCGCGCGAAGCTCGTCAGCGTGCCGAACGGCACGAAATATCAGGGCTTCAAGGAAAGCCCGATCAAGGACGAATTCGACGAATGGCTTGCCCGCGTCGTCTGCTACGCCTTCTCGATTCCGCCGACGCCGTTCATCAAACAGATGAACCGCGGCACCGCCCAGGAAGACCAAGATCGGGCGATGGAGGAAGGACTTTCGCCTATTTTGAAGTGGGCGAAGCGCCTCTTTGACGGGATTATTCAGGACGATCTCGGCTTTTCTGACCTCGAATTCGTGTGGATGTCCATCCGCGACATCGACATCGAAAAGCAGGCGCGCGTCCACGATCTCTATCTTCGCAACGGCACGTATTCGATCAACGACGTCCGCGACGATCTCGGCATGGAGCAGATCGGGCCGGAAGGCGACGGTCATTACGTCTACGTCGGCACTGGCGCCATGCCGGTCGACCGGCTCGAAGATCAGGCCGACGCGCAGATCGAGGCGCAGAAGACGCCCCCCGGCGCTCGGCCGACGCCGGGCAAGACGGTCTCGCGCCCCGCCGCAACCTCATCCTCTCCGTCGCCCAAACGGGCAAAGGAACAGACTCAGTAACATGGCTAACATTCTTCTCATGCCGCCCAAGTCGTCGAAAACGACGGTCGTGAACGGGCGGTCCTACTCGTGCGCGACCGGCTCGACCATCACGGTTCCCGACTTCGACGCGCAAGTGCTGATCGCGAACGGGTGGGTTCCCGTCGCGACGACCGGCACCACGGCGCAGCGTCCCGCCAATCCCTACGTCGGCCAGCTCTACCACGATACGACGCTCGGCTACGTCATTTGCTACGAGGGCGCGGCGTGGCGCAACCCGGCCAGCGGCTCGTCCGTCTAAGGAGCATAACATGCGCCTTTACGGCACAATTCAGAAGGTCGACGCCGACAAGCGCATGGTCTACGGCTACGCCTCGACCGAGGCCGTCGATGCGTCCGGCGAAGTGATCCTCAGAAGCGCGATCGAAGGCGCGCTTGAGGACTATCTGGAATTCGCGAACATTCGCGAGATGCACCAGCTCTCGGCGGTCGGAACCGCCGAGGAAGCGTCGGTCGACGACAAGGGCCTATACCTCGCCGCGCATATCGTTGACGACGCGGCTTGGGCCAAGGTCAAGGCCGGCGTTTACAAGGGCTTCTCGGTCGGCGGCAAGGTCATCGAGCGCGACCCGCTCAACAAGAAGACCATCACGAAGGTCGCCCTTCACGAAATCTCGATCGTGGACCGCCCGCAGAATCCCGAGGCGCGCTTCGACGTGTGGAAGGCGGCCGGCGCCGATGGCGGAACCACTCTCGCCAAGCGAGACTTCAGCGCCGCCGAGCGCAAGAAGGACGCGAAGTCCGGCGCCGCGATGAAGGACGGATCGTTCCCGATCGAGAACGCGAAAGACCTCCGCAACGCCATTCGCCTGGCGGGCAATGCGAAAAACCCCGACGCCGCTCGCCGGCACATCAAGGCGCGCGCCAAGGCGCTCGGCCTCGAATCCGAAATCCCCGATACATGGAAGGCCGCTATGAGCGCGAAGATTGGCGATGACGCCAAGACGACTGAAGGCGAAATCGCCAAGGCTGCGCCTGTCGCCGCCGATCCCGCCGCCGAAGACGCGGCGGCCGACGAAGCCGCCGTCGAGGCTGCTGGCGAGCCCGAGCCCGAGCCCGAGCCCGAGGCCGACGATCCCGTCACGAAGGCGACCGGCGCGGTTGACGCGCTCGTTGCGGCGCTCGACGCCGCCACGCCGAAAGACGATCTCGCCAAGTCGATGTATCACGTCAGCCGTTTCGCCGACATGCTTTCGAGTCTGTCCTATCTTCACCGCGACGTTGCGGACGAGCGCGACTATGAGGGCGACGGCTCGCCGATCCCCGAGAAGCTGCGCGACTGGTTGAAGGCCGGCATCACCATCCATCGCGATATGACGAAGGAGGAAGGCGACGAACTTGTCGCCGCGGCGAACAAGATCAAGAAAGCCGTCGGGGCCGACGACCTTGCCAAGGCCGCAGCCGAGCCCGCTGGCGGCGATTCCGCGCCGGACGCATCCGAAGCGCTGGCGAAAGCTCAGAGCGATCTGGACGCGCTCGCCAAGGCGCTGGCGGCCCGCGACGAGGCGCTTAACAAGATCACGGAGCGGATCGAGCCGCTTGTGAAGACGGTCGAGTCGCTTGGCAAGCGGCTCACCGAAATCGAGGAACAGCCCGCGCCCGCCAAGACGGCCGGCGCTGGCGTTGCGATCTCGAAAGAAGCCGACAGCGCGGGCTCCGCGAGCGCCGTCGCCAAGTCGGCAGGCCCGGCGACCGATGACATCGCCAAAGCCCTTGAAGCCATGTCACCGGAAGATCGCGCCATGGCGCTGATCAAGGCCGCGCAGCAACTGCCTCGGCCCGTAACGTACCGCTAACAGCAACCCCACCCCGTAACGCGGCCAAGCAAACGCAAGGCCGAATCTCAGGCCCGCGCCGCCATGGCGACGGGCGTTTTTTTCGCGCCTTCATAGGAATTCAAATGAACACTGTTTCCAACGACGATCTGCACAAGTCGGTTGTCGATTCTCTGCGCACGCCTTCCGAGGACATCGCCCGCAGCATCATGCTCGCGGCCGGCGCCAATCCCGACACCTTGCAGAAGTCGACGATCACCACTTCGACCGGCCTCGTCGCCTACGACCTTCAGGCCCCGGCGAAGAACCTCTATCCCGTCTACACGCCCATCCGCAACAAGATTCCGCGCGTCGGCGGCGGCAAGGGCACGGCGACCAACTGGCGCCAGGTCAACGCGATCATCGGCTCCGGTTACGACGGCATGGGCTGGGTTCCTGAAGGCCAGCGCGCCGCGCAGATGAGTTACAATACCTCGAACAAGGCCGCCTCTTACGTCACGATCGGCGAGGAAACCTCGGCCACCTTCGAAGCCATCGCCGCCGGCCGCACGTTCGAAGACGTCCAGGCGACGCAGACCATGCGCCTGTTGCAGAAGATGATGCTCAAAGAGGAAATGGGCATCCTGTTCGGCAATAACAGCCTTCAGCTCGGCACGCCCGGCACGATCTCGCTCTCGGCGTCCGGCTCTGGCGCGACCCTGCCCGCAGCCACCTATTCGGTCATCGTCGTCGCGCTGACCGGCGAGGGTTACGCCAACTCGTCTCTTGCGAACGGCGTCGCCACCAGCAAGTCCATCACCGGCGCAGACGGCCAGCCCTTCACGCTCAACGGCGGCTCGTCCAACAAGTCGGCCAACGTGACGCAGGCCGTCACCCTCGGCCAGACCTTGTTCGCCTCGGTTCCGGCGATTCAGGGCGCCGTCGCTTATGCCTGGTACGTCGGCACGGCGGGCAGCGAAACCCTTCAGGCGATCACGACCATCAACAGCGCGACCTTCTCGGCTCCGCTCGCTGGCTCGCGCCAGGCGGCGACCGCCGTCACCGCCGACTGCTCGACCAATACGCTCGCGTTCAACGGCCTGTTCCCGTCCGCAGCCCTTTCCGGCAGCGGCGCCTACGTGAACTATCTGGCGACCGGCACGGCGGGCACCGGCACGCCGCTGACGGCCTCGGGCCGCGGCTCGGTCAACGAGATCGACGCGATGATGCTGGCGATGTGGCAGAACTACCAGCTCTCGGTCTCGGTTCTGTTCTGCAACGCGCAGGAATTGAAGAACATCACGACCAAGGTGCTGACCGGCGCCAACGGCGGTTCGCTCGTCAACTACTTCCAAGACCCGAAGGCCGGCGAATACATCATCTCGGCGGGCGGCGTGGTCGAGTTCTACTACAACCCGTTCATGGCGCCGGGCGCGGGCCGCCGCATCCCGATCATGATCCACCCGAACGTGCCTCCGGGCACGATCGTTGCGTGGGCCGAACACCTGCCGATCCAGTATCAGTCCAACGAGGTTCCGAACATCGCGGAGATGAAGACCCGTCAGGACTACTACCAAATCGACTGGCCGATCACGACCCGCCAGCGCCAGGTCGGCGTCTACGCCGAGGAAGTGCTGGCGATTTACGCGCCTTTCGGCCTCGGCATCCTCAGCAATATTACTAATGGCTGATCCCCGCTGACGAAGATGGGGCGCCGGGAATTCACCCGGCGCCCGCCAACCAAGCGGAGATTCCATGTCCAAGCGAAAACTTCATGTCCAGAAAGGGACCGATGAGGTCAACTTCGACGGCAAACTCTATCGCGTCGACAATAACGGCGACGTCGAGGTTCCCGTCGAGGCGATCGAGCCGCTGCTCAAGGTCGGCGGCTGCACGATCGACGACGACACTGGCCCGGACCCGGATGGCTTCGTTCGCGTTCGCCACAACGGCGACGCGACGTCCTGCTCGTGGGGAAGCGCGACCTATGAGGCGCGCCCTGACGGGACTTTCCTGATCCCGGCCGTCGCGGCGGACGACCTTTCCTCGCACGGCTTTGTCGGCGTCGAGGAAGTCGATGCCGATCCCGCGCCCGCGCCCGAGAAGGTGCAGCCGGTTCCCAAGCTGAAAATTCCGGCGAAGTAAGGAAGCATCATGTCCGGCAACCCTGGCGATCTCGTGACACAGGCCCAGGCGCTTGCATGGCTTGGTCAGACGAGCGATCCGAGCGGCATCATCGCCGCCCTGATCTCGTCCGTCTCGACGCAAATCCAGAACTTCATCGGCTATCAGATCGCGAGCGCGAATTACACGCGAACGTTCAACGGAACGGGCGGGAAGAAATTGCTTCTTCCCGACCGGCCGGTGACGGCGGTCGCCTCGCTCACGATCGACACGATTTCGATCCCCGCCGCGTCGCCGCCGTCGTGGGGATACCTTTTCGACACGAAGTTCCTCTACCTCTACGAGCATCATGGTCATTGGGGCTTGTCGCCCGGCTTCGTGAGCGGTTTCACCCGCGGCGTGCAGAACGTCGTCGTCAGCTACACGGCCGGCTATGCGGCGGTTCCATATGATCTTCAGCAGGCGTGCCTCAACTGGCTCGGCTCGGCTTACGCGCTTCTCGGCCAAGACCCGTCCGTCGTCATGCTGCGCGCCGGCGATACGCAAATCGACTTCGGCAACGTTCTGACGAAGCTCGACGGGTCCGTTCAGGTCATCCCGCCTGCGGTCCTAGCGATGATCCTGCCCTATCGACGGGTGGCGACATGAATTTCGTGTATCCAAGACGGGTTTCCGTCTACCGCCTGCCCGGCTTCGAGAGCGGCAATGCGGGATACGGCGCGCAGGACTATCAGGAAGCGCAGACGGCGAGCGCCGGTTCGATATGGTCGTCGACGCCGGTCTATACCGGCCTGCAATGCTCGATTCAGGAATACCGATCGGGGCAGCGTCCGATTGACGATCTGCCCGGCTCGACGACGGTCACACCGACCGTCAAGCTCTACATTCCGCGCATGGTCCTCGCCAAGGGCTCGCTGATGTTCCGCGACTACCTGCTCGACGATCTCGGCGTCAAATATCACGTCATCAATCCCTACTGGAATTCGCTCGGCTACCGCGCCTATTGCGTGTTCCTCGAAACGTAAGGCGCGCGGCTTTGGCTGACATTTCCGACGTCGAGCAAGCCTTCGTCGCCGCGATAACGGCTGCGGTCTATCCCAATGGGACGAGCGCGCCATCGGCGATCGTCTTGCCGGGCGGCGCGGCGCTCAACTGCCGCATCTATGCGGGCTGGCCGCTCCCCGAAACCCTCGATCCCGACATGGCGGCGGGCAACGTCGTCAATGTCTCGGTTTTTCCGCAGGCGGGGATGGAGCGCAACGTGACGCGCTTCCCGCAGGACTGGCAGAACCAGACCTCGACGGCCTGCACGCTGACCGCCGCCGTCTCTGGCGCGACCGTCACTATCGGCGGCGCGGTGACGGTCGGCCATTACGTGACGCTTCAGATCGGCGGCCAAGCCTTCTCCTACGCCGCCCAGGCGAGCGATACGCTGGCCTCGGTCGCCGCGGCTCTCGCCGCGCTCATCGCCGCCAATATGACCGCCAGCGCGTCCGGCGCGGTCATCACCGTGCCTTCGACGATGGGCGGCAGGATCGTCGCGCGCTGCGCCGCGCCGGGAACGGCCGCCCGTGAGCTTGAGCGGACGACGCAGCGATTCATCGTCACCATTTGGGCGCCGAACAACGCTTGCCGCGTCGCCGCAGCGAGGATCATCAGGCCCGCGCTCGCCGCGCTCGACTTTCTCGGCCTGCCTGACGGCTACGCCGCCGAACTGAAATACGAGAGTTCGACCGACGTTGACCGCACCGGCAAGCAAAACCTGTCGTGCCGCGACATCTTCTATTGGGCCGAGTACCCGACGACTCAGTCGATGGTCGCCTATCCGATGACGACGTTCTCTGCCGGCATCGAAGGCGACAACGCGGCGACCGTCATCGAGCCTCTCCCGCTGCCGAGCTTCACGCCGGCAACCACCGTCATCAGTTAATCGGAGCCTGCATTGTCCTTTCAGCTTGTCGTCAGACACCCCTTCGCCGGCTACGAGATCGGCGCTCACATCGTCGATCCCGATCTCGTTGCGAAGTTTTCCGCCTCGCATCCCGAGTTCGTCGTGCGCAAGGCCATTGAGGAGTCCGCCGCATCTCTTGCCTCGACCCCGCCTTCCTCGTCCGCATCCCCGAGCGTCCCGACGCTGAAACCCATCGTCTGATCGGCGGCGTCCTTCCTCGCGACATCGTTCAAAGGATTCAACTCATGAAGCTCGACCTCTCGAAGCTCCATGCCGCTGCGGCTGCTCACACCGCCGCGACGCAGGCGCTTCTCGATGCCAACTCCGCTCACGCCGCCGCCGCCAAGGCCGCGCAGGACGAACTCGCCGACGCGCAGGGCCAGATCGACGCCCTGGCCGCCGAAGTCGCCAGCCAGACCAGCGCCATTGCGGAATTCAACGCCGCGAATCCGGCTGCGCCCGCCGCGTAACCGCCGCCCGTCACGCCTCGCAAAGCCGCCCCGCCAGGGCGGCTTTTTCATTCCGTTCTCAGCCCGCCTCGCGCGGGCTTTTTCATTTCTGAAAGCCCGCAAACATGCCCATCGCCCAGGTCGGACAGGTCAATGTGTCCGCGCTGAATGTCCCGCAAATCCTCGTCCAGATCGTCCCGCCGCAGTTCCTTTTCAATGGCGTCGCAACCAACGTTTGCGGCATCGTCGGCACCGCGTCGTGGGGGCCGGTCAACCTCGCGCAGCCCTTCGGCAACTATGCGCAATACGTCTCGATCTTCGGGCCGACGATCAACCGCCTCTATGACATGGGCGGCCATGTTCTGCTCGCCGCCGCGCAGGGCGCGGGCTATTTCGCGGGCGTCCGCATCACGGACGGGACCGATACCGCTGCGGGCGCCGTCGTGCCAGCGACCGGCGCCGCCGCAGCGACCGGCTCGCTGACTTTCTCGGCCAATCCGAGCGCCGCCGCGACGATCACGCTCAACGGCACGGTCTGGACGTTCGTCTCGGCGATCACCGGCTCCAACCAACTCCTGATCGGCACAGCCCTCGCCGCGACGCTGACGGCCGCCGCTGCGGTCCTCAACGCCTCGGCCGACGCCAACACGGCGAAGATGACTTACGTGGCGACGGCGACCGCGATCAATATCGCCGCCGTTGCGCTCGGCACTGGCGGCAACGCCCTGACCCTCGCCGCGTCCGCTGCGACGGCATCGGGTGCGGTCCTCTCGGGAGGCACGGCCGGCACGACCGGCGTCACCTGGACCGCCAAATACACCGGATCGCTCGGCAACAGCGTCGCCGTCCTGCTCACGAAGGGCACGGCGGCCAACAGCTACAAGATCGTCGTCTCGTGTCCTGGCCTGGCGACCGAGATTTACGATAACGTCGGCGCAAACCTGTCGGGCCTCGCTCTCTGGACCGCTTTGGCCGCCGCGATCAATAACGGCTCGTCGACCATCCGGCCGCCGTCGAACATCATCATTGCGACCGCCGGCACGGCGACCGCAGCACCGATCCTCGCCAGCACGCCCCTCTCTGGCGGCACGGACGGCGTGACGAGCATCACGACCGCGACGTTCCTCGGCGTCGACGCGCCGCCGCGCTCGGGCATGTATTGCTTGCGCCACATGGGCGTGGCGCAGTTCGATCTCTGCGATTGCAGCGACCTCACGTCGCTGTCGACGCAGATCGCGTTCGGCGTCAGCATCGGCGCCTACTGCATTTTCGCCACTCAGCCTTCCGACACGATCAGCAACGCCGCCGCCGAGCTTTCGCAATACGGCATCGACTCCTTCGTGGCGAAGGTGCTGTTCGGCGACTGGATCATCTGGAACGATAGCGTCACCGCCACGCCGCAGCGCATGACCTCGCCGCAGGCCGTCTCCCTCGGCTTCTTCGGCAATGCCTCGCCGCAGCGCAACTCCCTGAACAAGCCGATTCAAGGCATCGTCGGCACGCAATCGACCGTCCTCGGCAAGACCTATGGCTACAGCGATTTTCAGAATCTCGCTGCGGCTAGGATGGACGTCATCACGCTCGACAGGACGATCACGAACAACTTCGTGCATCGTCTCGGCATCAATACGTCGTCCAACCCGGTCATCATGGGCGACGAATATACGCGCGTGATTTTCTTCCTCGCCAAGTCGATCCAGGTCGTCGGCGCGCAGTATATCGGCGCGAACATGACGCCGACCGAGATGCTTCAGGCGAAGGTCGCGTTGCAGCAGTTCCTTGCGCTCGCGCAGACGAACGGCATCATCTACACCTTCGACGGCTCGCAAGCCTATCAGGTGGTCCTCGACACGTCGAACAACACGCAGGCGACCGCCGCGCTCGGCTACCAGTACGCCTACGTGAAGGCGATCATCGGCCCGATCGTCCGCTACTTCATCATCAATCTCGAAGGCGGTTCGAGCGTGACGATCAGCAACACGCCGCCCGGCCAATAAGCCGGGCTCGCCAACAATCAAACCCATGACGGGGCTGCCTGACGGCGGCCCCTTTTCTTTTGGAGCCGCCTAAGTGCCCGTCAATAATCTCTCGATCGGTCATGACGTAACGGTCACGATCTTCGATGTGGTCTCGCAGAGCATCGTGTCCTTCCCCGCGCGCACCGGATTCAGCGCGGAGCCCATCACCAAGACGATCAACAGCGAGCCCTTGAATGGGCCGCCCCTGTTCGGCGAGGCGCCGAACGGATGGAGGGGGACGCTCGACTTTGATCGAACCGACTCGTCGATCGACGTCTATTTCGCCAACTACGAGGCGACCTATTACGCCGGCGCCAATCCCGTCAGCGGCACGATCACGCAGACCATTCAGGAAAAGAACGGCTCCGTGACGCAGTTTGTCTTCACCGGCGTCGCGATGAAACTCGCGCAGGCCGGACAATGGAAGGCCGCCGAGAAGGTGCCGCAGCGCATCGACTGGAACGCCTCGACGCGGACCCGAGTCCTCTAAGCGAAGGATAGCGAATGACGATCCTCTCGAACATCACTGTCGGCGCGCCGCCGACCGCCGCGCCCTCGCCCGCGCCCCTCTCGCCGACGCAGGCCATCGTCGCCGACGCGAACCGCGTCGAATACGCGACCGACTCGAAGGGGCGCAACCTTGGCGTCGTTCGCTTCAACGCATCGCTGCGCCGCCGCGTCTTGAAGGCGCTGTCGGCCGAGAACGGCGACAAAGGTCAGTATTTCGTCATGGCGGCGACGGCCTGTTGCTGCGTGTCGATCGACGGCGTGCCGGTGCCGTTCCCGACGACCGAGCTTCAGGTCGACGCGCTGATCGACCGGCTCGACCAGGAAGGGCTTGAGGCCATCGCCATCACGATCGCCGAGAAGTTCTCGTCGCCGCGGGAGGACAGCGTAAAAAACTCGTAAGGGATTCCGACCGCCGCGTCACGGCGATCTTGGTCAAGAACGGAATCCCTTACGACGTCGCCGAAAGCTGGCCCGAGAGCGAGCGGATCGCCCATGTCATCATCTTTCGGGAATTGGATGGCGAGAAGTTCGATTTCGAGGCGGGGCGGTTTATCCGTCTCGACTAACGGCCGATGACTGGCGGCCTGCCGGCCATGTATCGCACGTCGTTGCCGGTCAACGGCGTGGCGCTATCGACGCAATGGCGTAGCCCGTCCCCCATGATCGCGATGCGCTGCGACGCCTCGCAATTCATTGCGGCGCGAATCTTGGTTAGTGCGTCCGCTGTTAGTGGATAGGGGTCATATCGAGGGTCCGCCGCGCTGATCGGCGTCCAGCCGGAATCTGGCGGCTTCGGGTCGCGGAAAATCCAGCCGGCGCCAGCCGCAATGGCGATGACGATGGCGATTGCGCCGATCCTGTCGCCGATGCCGGCGCGCGACGGCGCGCCACCGGGCGCCAAGCCTATGCCGGCCCTGCGTCCCCCGCCTATCGGCGCTGAAAGCCAGATGCGCAATCGCTTCTCCCGTGTTTGAGGCGGGGATTATATCGCCCGCACAGGAATCGTCAAATGATGTCATGCGCCGAGTTCGCCGAGAAGTTGGCGCGCGCCGCCGCGAAGGCTGAATTTCTGCTCGCCGAGCCGACGCAAGTCGTGATGGATGAGGTCGCCAAGGAGGCGAAGCGAGTCATCGGCACGTATGAGTATGGCTGGCCGGAACTCGCCGACCGCACGAAAGAGAATCGCGTCGCGGCGGGATTTCCCGAGAACGAGCCGCTGTTGCGGAGGGGCTCGTTGCGGGCCGACATCGCGACGAAGGCGGAATTGACCGCCGAGGGCGCCGAAGGACTGGTCTATTCCGATCAGAAGGAAGCCCTCTGGGCGGAACTCGGGACGAATGGGCCGGGCCGCGGACAGCCGCCGCGGTCGTTCCTGTTCAAATCGCTCTGGCTGGCGACGCCGGTCATGGAGAAGGTGTTCGGCAAATTCGCCGAGAAACTATTCGCATAGGATGGCGGCATGATCAGCGCAGGCGAAGTCGGCGCGCTATTCAAGGTTGTCGACGAGGCGTCGCCCGTCCTCAGACGCCTGATGGATCAGTTCAACGCGCTTCAAGGCGTGATCGACCGCACGAAAGCGGCGATGGCGGAACTGAGGTTTCCTACCGGCCTGAACAAGTCGATCAGCAATATGGGGCGCGCGCTCAAGGGCGTCGCCGACCAGACGAAGCTCACGACCGAGACCGTTGGCGTCGGATTCAAGAAGATTGACGAATCGGTCTCGACGACAACCAAGCTCGTCGCCGATCTGCGCAAGGAAATGAGCGGGCTCGCCAGCGCCAGTCGAGGCGTCGGACGCATCGCGCCGTCGATCAGGAACGGCGACGGCGCGAGATCGAGCGGTGGTTCCGGCTCTGGCGGCGTCCATTTCAGCGGAGCATCCGTTCCCCTTCCCGGCGATCAGCATATGCGGATCAGCGGCACGCCGTTGCTCGCCGGCGCCGGCGCGGTCGCTTATGGCGCCTATGAGGAAGCCAAGATACAGGATTTCGTCAACCGCATCTTTCTGACCGGCGGAATCTCGACAGGCAAGGAGACGGCGAATCCGCTCTACGGCAAGATTCGCGACGCCATCCTCAAGGCATACACGATGACCGGCCTGCCGCTCGAACAGATCGAGGAAGGAATTCTGGCCGGGACGCGCGGTCTTGCCGGTATCGACCTAGAAAAGCGCCTGGCGCTTATGCCGGGCCTTCTCGCCTCGTCCGCAACCGAGGCGTATCTGAAGGCCGGGACGACCATCCCAGAGGCGATGCAAGTCTTCGTCGGGCTGGCGCACATGGAGGGCAAATACTCTCCCGCCGAGATCGCCAAGCTAGCCGACCATTTCGCCTTTCTCTCGACGACGACTCCCGTCTCGGTCGAGCAGATCGAGCGCGCCGCCGGCTATGCGATTCCGATGCTGCGCACCGCCAATTTCGATCCCGAGCAGGTCTTGCTCATGATTACGGCGATGGAGCGCGCCGGCATCATGAACACGAAGGCCGGAACGTGGATTTCGCAGCTTGCGACGCGATCCTTCCCCGGCACGTCGCTGATGAGCAAGATGCTGTTCCGGCAGCACGAACCTTCGCTGCGCAAACTCGGCCTGATCGACGACCGCGGGAATCCGACATGGTTTACGGACGGGCGCCCCGATCTCGTCAAGATGACGGGAATTGCAGGCGAGCGTATCGAGAAATTGGACGTCAAGGATCGTCTCGCGGTCGAAAAGGCGCTGTGGGGCGACCAAGGCGGCCGGGCGGCGGCGTTCTTCTCCGACCCCACGAACCGCTCGATCATGGCCGCTGTCGCGGGTGAGGAAAAGGACTTCATCTCTGGCGAAGCGATGTGGAAGCAATCGCTCGAAAATTCGCCGATCGTCCAATTCCGCACCGCGTTTGCGGGCCTGAACGTCGAGCTTATGAATCTCGGGTCGAACGTACTCCCCTACGCCACGTCTATGTTGCAGAAGGCGAACGAAACGCTCGGCGGCAAGGGCGAACTGGCGGCGATAGCCGCCGGCGTGGTGGCGTTCTTCAATCGCGGCGCGATCTGGTCCGGCGCCAAGTCCATCTTCGGTCGCTTTCTCAATCTCGGCGGCGGCGCCGCAAGCCTTCCGGCGGTCGTCGACTTCCTTACCGACGACAATCGCACGCCGGAAGCGAAGGCGAACGACGCTGCGATACTTGCTTGGCTCAAAGGCGAGTTCTCGTATGGGAATCTCGGCGGCCAAGGACAGCCAATCGACCCCTGGGCGTTGGAGCGAAGCAGGCGTAACGCCGCTAGGTTCCGCGACGACCCCGAAACCGTCCGCGCCGAAATCATGCGCAGCGGGGATTGGAGCCGCGCTCACAGCGCGCCGCAGCCGGTCGTCAATCTGAAGGCTGTTACGACGGTCACAATCGACGGCAAAAATATCCCCTCAATGTCGACCACGCGCGTCACCCACGACACAAGCGGCTTCGACGGGCAGGCCGACACGCCGTACCCGGATCACGGCTTCCACTAACCGGCGTCGAGCCGTCATCAAGGAATCGCAATGAGCGACGGCTTGGTCATTCTCGGGGGTTTCGTCTTCCTCGATCACGAAATCCCCGACAAGATTCCTTTCGGCGGCAAGCAGGCGCACAAGATTCACGAGATGGTCGGCGACCAAAGGGTCGTCGACGCCATGGGGCCTTCGCCGGACAACATCTCTTGGTCGGGGCGCTTTCGCGGCGCCGAGGCGATAGCGCGCGCGCAGACGCTCGACGCGATGAGGATCGCCGGCGCAGCCGTGCAACTGTCTTGGCTCGGCCTGTTCTACACGGTCCTGATTGTCGACTTCAGGGGCGAGACCGAAAAGTTCTACGAGGTTCCCTACACGATCACCTGCGTCGTGGTCGACGATCCCTCGGCGGACGACGGCGGGGTCGTAGCCTCGCTAGACAGCCTCGTAGGCGGCGATCTCTCGACCGCCGCAGGGATACTAGCGGCGGGCACGCCGGACGTTGCCAGCGCCCTTTCTGGCCTATCTGCGGCGGTGTCCGCGATCCCCCAGCTTCAGGGCGCGTCCGCCGCGACGCTGGCTCGCGTCCTTCTGGCGGCGCAGTCCGCCGAGAACGCGATCAGCGCCGACATGACGGCGAACGATCCGGCGCTCAATGCGGCCTCGCCGGACGGCGCCGATCCGTCCGTCCTCGCGTCATGGCTGACGAATACGGGGCAGGCGATGGTCGCGCAATCGGGCCTTGCTGACGGGCTCGGCTACGTCTCGCGCATCGCGACCAACGTCACGCTGGGGGCGAACTGATGGCCTCGACGCCGACCATTCTCGCGCCGGTCACGGTGCAGCAGGTCACGCTGCCGTTCGGCAACGCCTTTCAGATCGCCTCGCAATATCTCGGCGACGCGACGCAGGTCGACCGCATCATGGCGGCCAACCCGCAACTCAACGGCGATCCGTGGTTCGTCGGCGTGACGACGATCAATATTCCGGCGGTCGATCCCGGCGCCGGCACAGGCGGCATCATCGGGCCTATCCCCAGCGGGAGCTAATCAATGGCGGGAATTCTTCGCAACCCCACGGCGCAGGTCGTGGCGGGCGGGAATCCCATGCCCTTCGAGGAATTCACCGTCACGCAGACGCGGACCAAGAAGGGCGACAGCTTCACCGCCAAGGGGGCCCTGAGCGCAATCGACCTCGACTGGTGGTTGACGACGACGCCGATCCCGATCGTCATCACGATCAACGGGACGCAAATCTTCGTCGGCCAAGTCGATCACGCCGACATGGATTTCAACGAGACGTCGTTCACGATCTCGGGCCGCGACAAGGGCGCGGCGATGATCGACGCGCAGTCGAGCGAAAAATTCCTCAATCAGACGCCTTCGCAGATCGTCCAGACGATCGCCGCGCGCCACGGAATTCCGGTCGTCGCCGACAGTCCAGGCGGCGACGCCGGCAAGATGTATAGCACGGATTTCGACGCGATCAGCCATCGCGGCTCGGAATGGTCGCTCATCAACATGATCGCCGATCATTACGGCATGATCGCCTATATGACGGGCGGCACGCTCTATTTCAAGAACTACGACGAGACGCTGCCGAGCTACCAAATCTCCTATTCGCCGCCGACGCCGCAGGGCTACGGGTCCGGCAACTTCATTCGGCTGAAGGCGTCGCGGAACCTGGTTCTCGGGCGCCCCGTCACCGTCAACGTCCGCTCGCACAATCACCGCCAGAAGAAGGTCGTCAGCGCGTCGATGACAAGCAGCGCGGGGCAGGGGACGCCGCTGATCTACAATCACACGATCGCCGGCATCACGCAGGATCAGGCCAACACGATCGCCAAGGCGAAGCTCGCCGAAGTGCTGGCGCACGAACTGACGATCGACGAGTTGGAAATCCCCGGCGACGAGACGGTCAACGCGCGCATGTCGTTCGTGCTGAGCGGCACGAACTCGCCGCTCGATCAATCCTACGACGCGCAGCACATCGAGCATCGGTTTTCGTTCAAGGACGGCTACCGCACCGGAATCCACGTCAAGAACAAGAAGGGCGCGGGCAAGTCGGCGGGCAGCGCCAAGGCCGCCGCCTGAAGGAGCGCTATGGTCGATTGGCTCAACATCATCCGCCGCGAGATCGCGCGCTTTCAGACGCGCCACAATCGCAAGATGGTCGGCTTCATCGATTCCTACAATCCGAACGACCATACGGCGAAGGTCAAGTTCCCGACTGAACTCGACGTCGACGGCAATCCGAGGATCACCGGCTGGATGCCGTTTCAGGCGCAGGCCGGCGGCGCCGGCGCATCGTGGGTTATCGGCCCGGCCATCGGCGATCAATGCACGGTCGAGCATCTTGAAGGCGACTCGGAAGCGGGCGTCATCACCGGCTTCCTGCACAACACGGTCGACACGCCGCCGAACGCAGCCTCGGGCCAGGCGATCCTGCGCCACACGCAAAGCGGCAACTATTTCACGCTCAATCCCGACGGCTCGTTTCAGTGGGTCCACAAGGCGACGGGCAATTACCACAAGCTGCGCAAAGACGGCAGCGCGGCGACGTACATCTCAAGCACGTCGCAACAGCACTATATCGGCGGCGATCCCGACGAGGCGGGGACGTTCTCGCCGGTTGCGACCGTGGCCGGGCCATCTCCCTACGCCCAAGCCCGCATCTCCTGACATCGAAGGATCGCCCGCTTGCCGGACATCAACCACCTGTGGGGCCAGGACATCGTTGCCGGCCCGACCGGCGACCTTGGAGTCGTCGATGGAACGCAGCTCGGGATTCAGCGAGTCCTTCGCCGCCTTCTGACGCGCGGCCAAACGTCGGCGCAGGTCAATCAGCCGGCGATGGTCGGCGAATACATCTTCCATCCGACTTACGGCGCCGGCCTGCCTCAGCGCATCGGCGGCGCGTTCGATTTGCCGCTCATCAGGTCGGTCATTCGCTCGCAAATCCTCAAAGAGGCCGTCGTCGCCAAGCAGCCGCCGCCCGTCATCACGCTCACGCCGTCCGGCCTCAACAGCCTGCCGGTCCTGATCCAATACAAAGACGCCGTGACGGGCCAGCAAAAGCAACTCTCGTTTGACGTGAACCGATAGGCGGCCCGTGGCGACTCTCAATCTCAAAAGCATTGCGACGCTCGTCTCGAATCAGGCGGCGGCGATCCAGGCCAATGCCTCGGCGCTGATCGACTTCTCGGTCGGCTCGGTCCTTCGCGCCGTCGTCGAGGCCAATGCCGCCGTCGCGGTCTGGCTTCAGGGCCTCGTCCTCGTCGTGTTGCAGGTCTCGCGCCTCGCGACCTCGGTCGGGACGGACGTCGACTCCTTCGTCAACGATTACGGCGTCTATCGCCTGTCGTCGTCGAACGCAGTCGGGCAGGTGACGTTCTCGCGCTACTCGGCGACGAATTCGGCGCTGATTCCGTTTGGCGCGCAGGTGCAGAGCGCGGACGGATCGCAGACATTCAACGTCTCGCTCGACGCAACGAATACGGCGTGGAGCGCGGGCCTCAACGGCTATCTCATTCCGGCTGGCGTCGCCTCGCTGTCCGTTCCCGTCGTCTCGGCCAATGCCGGCACGGCGGCGAATGTTGTCGCTGGCGGCGTCACCCGCCTGGCGACGGCGATTTCCGGCGTCGATTACGTCAACAACGCCGCAGCGATGAGCGGCGGCGCCAACGCCGAAAGCGACGCGGCGCTGAAAATCCGCTTCGTGCTGTTCTTGGCGTCGCTGGCGAAGGGCACGCTCGGCGCGATCAGCTATGCGATCACCAGCCTGCAACTCGGCGCCCAAAACACGATCACCGAAAACCAGACGGTCGCGGGAGCGCCGCAGTCGGGCTTCATCTACGTCACCGTCGACGACGGAACGGGAATGCCGCCCTCGTCGCTGATCACGAACGCGCAAGCCGCCGTCAACGCGACTCGCGCCGCCGGAATTCAGTTCGCGGTGATCTCGCCGACCGTCGTCACGGCGAACGTGTCGATGCTCGTCACCGTCGCGGCCGGCTATGTCCAGCAAACCGTCTGGGGACAGGTTGCGGCGGCGATCAATATCTACATCGCCGACCTCGGGCTTGGCGCCGGGCTGAGCTACCTCAAGCTGTCGCAGATCGCCTTTGAGGCGAGTCCCGGCGTCGTCGACATCGTGGGCCTGACGCTCAACGGCGCGATGGCGGACATTCCCGCCAACAATCAGGTGACGATCAAGCCCGGAACGATTGTGGTGGCGTGATGGCGACGACCGGCTCCCAATCTGACATCGCCTCTCGCCTGCGGTCGCTTCTGCCGCCGTCGTGGTTCCCCGATCCGGCGCCGGACCTATGGAGCCAGTTGCAGGGCTTCGCGAACATCGCGTCATGGCTCTATGGCCTGATCGCCTTCGCGAAGCTGCAAACGCGCATTTCGACGGCGACGGGCTTCTTTCTCGATCTGATCGCTTTCGATTTCTTCGGTCGGCGCGTGCGCCGCAAGCCGGGTCAGAATGACGCATCGCTGCGGACGCTGATCAAATCCGAGCTGGTGCGCCCGCGGCAGACACGCGCCGCGCTGGCGAGCGCCGTCGCCGCGCTGACGAATGCGCCGGTCACGATCTTCGAGCCGTGGAACGCTGGCGACACAGGCGGCTTCGACGGCTCGTTCGCCTTCGACGAGCCGACCTCGGCGTGGGGATCGCAGCATTATCCCTATCAGGTGTTCCTGACCGCCGTCGAACCGTCCGGCGCCGGCATTCCCTACGTCAGCGGCTTCGACGACGCGCAATCCGGCTTCGACGCCGGCTGGTTCTACTTCGCCGATCCAACGGAAGCGAACGGCCACGTCACAAACCAGGACATTTACGACGCGATCAACGCGACTCGCGCCGCCGGCATCACCGTTTGGACGAACATTTCCGCACCGCCTGTTCCGGGCGGTCGGCTCGACATGAATTTCGTTCTCGACGGAACGCCGCTCGCCTGAGACTGGCCGCCGCGCCGCCCGCTCAGCCGCCCCGATCGGGCGGCTTTTTTCATTTCAGGAGTCATCCTTGGATCGGACTTTCGCCTACCCCTCGATGCAGCCGACTTCCGGTCTCTGGCTGAACGCTGAGCGCAACAAGATGATCGCGCTCGGCTATCTCGCGCAGGGCGTCTTGGGCCTCGCCACGGTCGTCGACGGCCTCGCCTGCACGCCCACCGTTCCCGCCTCGCTCGCAGTCAACATCGGCCCCGGCGCGATCTACAGCCAAGAGCCCGTCGACTCCGTCGCCTATGGCTCGCTCGGAATCGACGCCACGGACCAGATCATCAAGCAGGGCGTGAATCTGCCGGTCACGCCGCTGACGCTGACGCCGCCTTCGACCTCGGGCCAGGCGATCAATTATTTGATCCAGGGCGAACTGTCGGAAGTCGACACGAACGCCGCCGTTCTGTCCTTTTTCAATTCGGCCGCCCCCTCCGTCTCGTTTGCCGGGCCTGGCGGCGCCGGCGGCTCCCTGCCGACGCTGCGCCAATGCACGGTCAATCTCGTCGCCAAGGCGGGCGCCGCGGCGACCGCCGGTTCGCAAGTCACGCCGTCGCCCGATGCCGGCTACGTCGGCCTGTGGGTTGTCACCGTCGCCAACGGCGCGACGCAGATCACGTCGGCGCAGATCAGCCAATATCCCGCCGCACCGTTCATCGCGGTCAAGCTGCCGCAGATTCCCGGCTGGGTTCAGGGCGGCACCTGGGCGTGGGCGACCGACACCGGCTCGGCCAACGCCATCGCCGTCACGCTGAATCCCGTTCCGGCGAACATTAGCGCCGGCTTCGAGATTTGGTTCAAGAAGGCCGTCACCAGCACCAGCACGGTTGCGATCTCGGTCAACGGCGCGGCGAACGTCGCGGTCGTCAACATCGACGGCAGCGCGCTTTCCAGCAGCGTGACGATGAACGCCGGCGTGCTGATCGGCATCAAGTTCGACGGCACGTCCTGGCGCTGGATCAACCCGCAAGCGTCGACGGCGGTCGGCTCGCTCACGGCGTCGAGCGGCGAGGGCGTCACGGTCGGCGGCAGCAGCGTCGTCTCGCTCAACTATCCCGGCCTGACGGTCGAGAACGCCGTCGCGAGCACGGACCTGTTTAGCTTTTTCAGTCAGGCGGACTCGCATCATCGCGCGATGTCGTGGGCTAATCTCGTGGCGAAGATGTCGAGCGCGCTCGGCGTCGGATCGTCGGCCGCTGACGGCAATATGATCGTGGGCAACTTTGCGGGCGCGGCACCGGCGAGCGGTGTCGGGCTCAATGGCGATTATGCCTTTGACGTGTCGAGCGGCGACGTCTTCGGGCCGAAGTCTTCCGGCGCGTGGCCGTCCACTCCCGTATACGTCCCCTACAAGCCGGCGAGCGGCGGCGCGCTGCCGATCGGATCGTCTGTCACCGCCACTTACACCGCTAACGGCAGCAACAACGCCATCATCCTCGGCTCTTTCACGGTCGGGGCGACCACGACCTCGACGGCCGGTCAGGTCGCCGTCGCCGGATCGGTCGGAACCGCCGTCCTCAACAGCAATTCGACGCTTATCCCCGCCGGCCAGACATGGACCGTCGTCGCTTACAGCGTCAGCACGTCGTCCTATCCCGTCAGCACCGGCATTGGCGGCGTGGTGACGTATTACACGGCGACCTTCTCCGTTCAACTCGTGCGAACCGCCTGATCGCCGACGCCTGTTCCCGCGCGGAGAATCGACTGCCGCGCGGACTCGTCTTTTCTCGTGAAATCGGACTCTTGAATGACATCGTTCGTCCAAGGCCAAATCCTGACGGCCGCGCAACTCAACGCCGCGCTCGCGCAGTTCTACCCGGCCGGCAACGTCTCGGCTTACGTCAGCGGTCTGCTTTCGCAGACGTCCTATTCGGCGCTGATGAGCGCTCTGAACGCCGGCGCCGCCAACGGCCTCGCCACACTCGACTCGACCGGGCGCCTGCCGCTGTCTCAGTTGACGGCTTCCGTCATCGGCGCGATGCAGTATCAGGGAACATGGAACGCCTCGACGAATTCGCCGACGCTTACCTCAAGCGTGGGGACGGCTGGGCAATATTATCAGGTCGCAGTAGCCGGATCGACATCGCTCAACGGCATTTCGGTGTGGAATGTCGGCGACCTCGTACTGTTCAACGGAAGCGTCTGGCAGAAGATCAGCAGCGGGGCGGTAGCGATTCCACCGCCGACGACTTCGACGCTCGGCGGCGTCGAGGCGGCGAGCGCCGGGTCGAACCAGTTCATGACCGGGATCAACACCTCGGGCGCGCCTACGTTCGCGCAGCCGGGCGTGGGAAACCTCTCAGGGCTCGGTACCGGCGTGGCGGCGGCGCTTGCGAACAGCGTCGGAGCGGCGGGCGGTATCCTCACAACCAGCACAACCGCCAACTTGACCGCGGGATACACGTTCACTCCCTACAGCAACTCAACGGGCAACATCACGCCGAACCCGGCGCTGGGAAATTATCAGTACGTCACCAATAACGGCCCCTTCACGATCACCGCGCCCACTTCCGACTGCGCCATCGACCTTCTCGTCACCAACGGCGCATCGGCCGGATCAGTCACCTTTTCCGGCTTCACGGCCGGTTCTAGTACGGGCTCAGCGCTTACCACTACGAGCAGCAGTAAATTCATCATCTCGATTCGGCGCATCAACGCCGTCGCGACTTATTCGATCTACGCGCTGCAATAGGGAAAGCAAATGACAGCTGTAACGATCACCGCGACCGGGGCGGGCAGCGTGCAGGCCCCCGCTGGGGCGACCTCGGTGGACGTGGAGGCGTGGGGTTCAGGGGGCGGCGGCGATGGGGATGGCTACGGCGGCGGCGGTGCCGGTGGGCAATACGCTGGCGCCTTTGGCCTAACTGTCACGGGCGGCTCGACCTATGTTTATTGGAGCGTCCCTGGCGGTGGCGGCCCGAACTCCCCCGGCGCGGCAGCGTGGATCAATGTCGGAACGAACGCCGCGCCCACGACTGCGGCGACTGGCGCGAAGGCGACGGGCGGCCCCGGCGCGCCGTTTCCAGGCGGCGCTGGCGCGAGCGCCGGAACAACGAGCTGCGTCGGCGGGACGCTGTATGCTGGCGCTGGGGGGGATACTTCGGGCAACGGCGGCGCCGGCGCGGGTTCGGCGGGGAACGGAACGGGCGGCGCGGGCGGCAACAGCTCTGGGTCGAACGGAGCGCAGCCGGGCGGCGGCGGCGGTAGCGACGGGCCTGACTACATCGGCGGCGACGGTGGAGCGGGACAGGTTCGCTACACTTTTCATCTCGCCGCCATTGTCGGCGACAATATGCCAATGCTGGGATTTTAACAAAATGAGCGCAGAGACTAGTCAGCTAGTAGGCTATCGTCTTGTAGACGTGTCGGGAAATATCGTCCAATCGTGGGGCGGCGCATGGGGGGAATACCCCAGTCCGCCCGATGTGCTCGCGCTCCCGAACGGCGACCGCGTTCACTGTCCCGCAGTCGGAACGACCTATGAGTCGTGGACCCTACAACCATGGCTGATGGCCCCGCCCACGCCGACGCCGCAAAGTATCTGCGACGCCGCGCTCGCCGCCGGCCTCGCCATCACCAGCACGGCGACGCCGGCGCTGAACGCGATCTACGGCGTCAACGCGGCGGCGCAGGCGAACATCACCGCCATCGTCACCGGCATCGCCGCCAGCCTCGGCCTGCCGGGCGGCGGCTCGACCTTCGTCTATCTCGACGCTTCCTCAGCGCCGCACACGTTCACGCAGGCGCAGTTCGTGTCGTTCGCGTCGGCGGTGCGCGGCTACGTCTACGCGCTCGATCTCTACGCCGCCGGGCAGGGCGCGCTGCCGACGCCAAGCGCGACGATCCCCTGAGCGCCGCCCCCACAACGAGAGTCCACCATGCTTCGCAAATATCTCCTTGGCGCGCTGACCGGCGCCGCGATCCT